CAAGAGTAACCGGATCAGTAATGTCAGGGACGTAGTCAACTTCTGACTCGTATTCGTAACGTATACGCGCAAGGCCAAATCCAGGAAGTAGCCTATCCTCAAGACAATAGCCTAACACTGACGTTGTATCATCCCCTGATGCTTCAATATCAGTATTGAGCATACGAGAGAGTATGCTGGAAGCAACTCTAGCTTGATCATCCTGGGGATCAGCGTACCTCCGGCTTACATCAACCTTGGGAGCGTTGCCATAGATCATATCATTTAATGTCTTCACATTAGAATGAAATAAGTTCACCCGGAAGGCGTACTGGCTGTCATCTTGGGCATAGTCTTTTTCTTCTATACTTCGCCTGTCCTGATAACGAGCTTGGATTTTAAACCCCTGCTTATGCCATCGTTTAATTCTCTTATTAGCAGCAGTCATCTCTGCTGACCACTTACGATACCATCCACCAGGAGTTTTCTTAAAATCCTTATCAGTCTCTATTCTCTGGGATGGGATGAACTGTGTTCCTTCCTCACTCATATCCTGCGCCTATTCCAATTGACTTTGTTCTCGCGTGAGGAGAACAACTTTTCAAGAGTAAGTGGAGGGGGCTGGTAGATATCCTGCCCCGTGAGAATTGCGGTGATTCCTTTTGTCTTAATCTTTTCACGAGCTACCAATGCTAAGTATCTAAATCCATCTGACCCATGTGAAGACCAGTCATGCGCCGGTTTCGGCGAGAAAGCTCCAGTTACTTCGTTCCACATACGCCGATAAGCGCGTAGAGCTTCAATACCCTCACTACAGTTCTCTTGGTCAATGTAGCAATGTGGCAGGATTAAGCGTACAGCATCGATGCCGTCTTGTAAATCTAGCTTTGGTACGAGCTCTATGTGCCATTCTTGGTTCCCTTCCGGATCCTTCTGGGCCAGATATTGCTCAATGGTCGAGCGGCCAGTTTGCAACGTCTTGGCTTTGGCGTCGTGGGGGAGGTAGAGAGTGTCGTATTTGTACGGTTTTCTCCGGAGGAGATCAAAGTAGAACGATAATGGTTCGGAATGGTGTTCTTCATAGTCAATCACCGCGATACCATCCGGTCTGTGCTGCCAGAACCAGAGGGCTGTAGAATCTGTGAATCCCAGATCTTGCGCGACGTTTACCGGCAAATCTGGGTCCCATTTGACTGTGCTAATCTGGGGCATAGCCTCAGAATCGTCAATACGCCCTGATTCCATTAAAGTAATCAGATGCGAGTAATAAGTTCCTCGTACGGCTGCTTCAAAGGAACATTCGTATTCTTGTGCATATTGATCCTTAGTCATCAGCTCCTTGACCATTTCTAGCTCTGTATCTGGGAGTATTCCGGTCTCACTAGCCTTCATACTCATGTAGTACCATTCTTCTGGGTTCTTACGAGCCATTTCTCTTATCTGGTAGAAATGGTTCTTACCTTTAGGAGTCCCAATGAATGTCGCCCAACCTTTTCTATCTGTTAGTGTAGGTAGTATGACTTCTGCCCATAACGCGGGACGACAGTCACCGAACTCATCCAGTACCACTCCGTCCAAGTATATTCCTCGAAGAGCATCAGGGTTGTCGGCCCCATATAGCGACACTTTAGCCCCGTTGAACAACTCAACTGAGAGTTCGCTCTCTTTAACCTTGACTGCGGAGTCAAGGGTCGCTTCCTTTAGGTACATCCATGCTACATCCTTTGCCTGTCTATAATAAGGCGCTATGTAGGCATATCTCGCATTCTTCTTGGGAGTATAAAGGGCTCGTGTGTGAACATCATTTACACACGCGACAGTCTTACCCCCGCGACGATGGAATACGATACAGGCCCATCGTTGTCTTCGTTGATGAAAATCTAAAAACTGCTTTCGCGGTTTATAGTAGACATTTATTTCTTGTGCTGACATTTTGTATACAGATACGCTAAAATGCGTATCCGATAGTTACTACATCTTGCCCAAGATTAGGTGAACCAGACCCGGCATTTGACCAATGTCGAACACGGACAGACCAATGCTCTTTACCATAACCCAGAGATAAACTCCATGTTAAGTTTTTACCGAGTGCTCTATTCGTATTTTGAAAATAGGCAGCACCAATGCCTAGTTCCCAATTTTTATGATCAACTATACGTTGCCCTTGAAAGAATATATTTTCTTCAAGATCTACTTCTACTCGGCACTTACAAGTTTGCTTAGATACATAGCCGCCACCTAGCGTCCATTTTCCGAGACGTTCAGTAAATATAAGCATCCCGCCATCAGCAAACTCACCAGAAAGAAGAGTTGGGCCAATTTCAAACTCTGCAGCTTCGACTTCCGTGGCAAAAAACCAAGCAGATAAAGCAATAAATATAGCGATTAAAATGTAACCTTGGATACCTAATTTTGAATCTTTACCCATTATTCTGTCCTCGCATCATCTTCATTAATTTCTTGTGCCGACACTTAGACTAAATGTTCTGCAATCAATGCTGCGAGAATAAGAAGTCCTACGATAATCCCGATAGTTTTAATTCGGGATTTAAACGCTGCGTGTTTTCTGTTCTTTGCATCAATTGCATCTTGCCCACGTAAAGTCATGTCATTCCCCTATCCGACTTCTTCTTCCGCAAACATTGTAAACGCATCTGTTAGAATGATAACTTGATCAGATGCCCGTCTTAACTCAAAAGTAAAGCTGCCCGAAAATATAAGGTCGTCAGCGGGAGTTTCATAGCCGATTGTTACGTTTGATGTCATTGCGTGCCAAACTCCGTCACTACCTTCTGTAAAGCCCACATGAGGATTATTCCCTGAAATTTTATTCCAACGACCCTCATACCCAGTATTAGCACAGCTCCCGTTCCAATCATCCCCTGTATCACTAAAAGTTGGGGAACCTTGTCGGTCGTACACATTAAGATCACTGTCCCATTTTGCACCAACTCTAGCTGTAGTACCCGACGGTGTGATGTCGCTGAGATTCGGTATAGCGCTTACTCCAGCAGTACAAGGGGCAGGTGCTGACAATACTCGCTTTAGCTTTAACAAACTCATAGATCACTTGCATGATACCGCCATCTAGTAGCGGTTATCTTATGAATTAGGGCTATCTCATTATCGCCCAAAGTGCGGCTCCCTGTAACTCCATCTGTGCCAACCAACACATCTGTCGTTATTGCTATGGTTAAATCCCCACCTCCATCGTTATCAAAGCCAACCATAGCTCCTATAGGAAAAGCAACCGAACTATTAGCAGGAATAGTTAATGTCTCGCCAACTCCGCCCGATGCTTTGTAGATTGTTTTTCCGAGGTCTCCCATCACCAACGTATAATTAACATTCTGGGTATTAATATCACTCATGCCAGAATGTAAGTGGGCATCATCCCCTGTGTCACCTGTAAACATTGGGAGATTCGGAACATCATTAAAAACCCAGAATTGTCCTAGAGCTGCTACGTCATCACTCGCTGCCGCAGATTCTGCAATAAACAGAGGGGTGTCTATGCGATTTAAGCTTGCCAAAGATCTAAATTCAGCTCCAAATATACTTACTTTGTCGATCGTTTGACTAGTTCGTTCAATGAGAATAGCATTAGATGTAGTAACGTGATTATCAGTGGTGATTCCAAATCCTAACGTCTCATTGTCACCGCTAATCGTGAATACCCCTTGTCCAGCGGCAGCGTTAGTGTCATCAAAGATTAATTTAGGGAGAGTACTTTCAAGTATCAAACCACCTGTGTTAGTGAATTTCCACACCCCACTAATACTTTCTGCCCCACTAATTTCTGGATAGAAAGCTGCGTAATCACCAGTTACAGCGACTACTACACCAGTACGACTGAATACACTGTCCACAACATTAGCTTCGCCTACGTTCAGTACATGGTCACCCCCTGCGTCATCTGTAAACATAGGAGTATTAGGGACATCGTTCCTAACCCAGTACTGGCCTAAAGATGCGGTGTTGCCACTTGCTGCCGCAGATTCTGCGATGTATACCGGGTTGTCAAAACGATTTAAACTAGTAAGTGATCTAAATTCGCTCCCAAACAAACTTACTTTGTCAATAGTCTGACCAGTTCTCTCGATAAGAAGAGCAGTAGCAGAAGAAGTTCTAGCATCATCAGTTACTTGGATAGCTAAAGTTTCGTTATCCCCAGAAATCGTGAATACGCCCTGATTAGCAGCAGCGTTAGTGTCATCAAAAATTATCTTGGGGAGAGTGCTTTCTAGTATGAGTCCCCCTGTGTTAGAAAATACCCATGCCCCACTTATAGCTTCCGCATCTCCTGGTCTTGTGTAGAAGGCAGCATAGTCACCAGTCAAAGCTACGATTGCACCAGTACGACCAAACACATCAGTAATGATAGAGGAACCATTCAGTACATGGTCGCCTCCTGCATCATCTGTAAACATTGGGGTATTTGGTACATCATTACGAACCCAGAATTGGCCCAAAGATGCTGCACCAGTCCCTGCTGCTGCCGATTCTGCAATAAATACTGGGTTGTCAAAACGATTTATGCTTGTAAGAGACCTAAACTCACTCCCAAGTAGACTCACTTTATCAATAGTTTGGCTCGTACGCTCGATAAGAATTGCATTAGAAGTCGTAACACGATCATCAGTAGTGACACCGAAACCTAATGTCTCATTATCACCGCTGATGGTAAACACACCTTGTCCGGCGGCTGCATTAGTGTCATCAAAAACTATCTTAGGAAGAGTACTCTCTAGTATGACTCCTCCTACGTGTGAAAATACCCATGCCCCACTTATAGCTTCATTACCAGCTACACGAGCTAGTACAGCCCCGTCGGTTATTTGAGTTTCTAATAGAGTAATAGATGCTTCGGTGAAATGTTCAGAGGCTAAATAATTAAGTAATAAATTATGATTAATAGCAGCAACATGCTGAGTAACAGAGCCCACTGTGACATTAGCATCGGGTACGTTAGCCCATACGACAGCAGCGGTCAAATCGTTAATCTCCCCGCTACCAAGACCAACAAAGGTGCTGACTTGATCCAGGGTACACTCAGACAGAACTCCGCCATCATTAACAATCAGCGTATCAGTTCCTATTAAAGCGCCACTAGCGGGCTGAGCAGTAATTGCTGATATAGCGAGTGCTAGAGCACCCGAACCTGTTACCTGACCAGTATGGGTCGCATTCTCTACATAATTATCTGTGTGTATTACTCCTGCGCCGGCTCCGGCCCAGTCAACATGCTCAGCAGCTAAGTGGTTTAGAAGTAAATTGTGGTCTATAGAGCCTACGTGCTGAGTGACCGATCCTACTGTGATATTAGCATCAGGAACATTGGCCCAAGTGACGGCTGCGGTAAGATCATTGACTTCTGCTACAGCGGCAGGGTCTAAACGTATCAGAGCACTTCCGTCGGAAGTGTAGTACAGCCCGACCCCTGCTCCGGGATCGTATAGTAAGTTGTAGATGACAAATCGAGACAACACATCTGGCAGGTCTGCCACTGTAGCGACTACATAGACATTTTCTACAGGGTTAAGTCCATGCGAGGGCATTACTCACCCATTTCTTCTAAAGCCTGAGCACTCCTATCATATGCCTGCTCGACCGTGCCACGAAGTGTAGGTTCTTTTCTCTTTGCTCTAGCCCCACCTTTTTTCTTCTTTTTCTTAGCTGCCCGTCTCCGTCTTACTTCTTGGTTACTCATCTAACTCTCCACGTGGGAGGACATGAATCACTTTGCGCTCCTCGACTTCTGAGTTCTTTTTAGCTGCCTCAGCAGGTAAGAGCCTCGCGTATAACTTGTAAAAGTCAGTAGGGTGTGTATCTCCCCAATGCGCGAGCCTAGCTACCCCCCCGATAAGTTCAAAGGCGTCCTGAAAGGCATTGACTACCCTCGTACGTTTAAGCTCGCGCGGTACTGATATCCGTGACACACCATTACCGGACTGCGCTATGCCTGACAACTCCTTACAGAGTTCGGCGGTCTCGGTGTAGGGCTCTTCGTCCTTTATTACCTTATCTGAGAGTTCCCCCTCAGATTCGGCATCGTATGCCTCAGCGGAAATGAATTCCTGTTTCATAGTGACGTAGTATACACTGTAAATTATGATCTTAGTATACCGTCATTAGGTACGAGGGGCTGGAGTGATTGTTTTTGTTTTGATTTGGGGGTAAGCCCCATCTCTTGTCCAGTACATCGTGTTACATCCCCCGGCCATAAAAAATCCCGGGGCCGTTGCCAGCCCCGGGAAATCTTTACCGACTGTACTACTTAATCGTAACGTAGCCAGCCCTAACAAACCATCCCAGCCAGCCAGCCAGAGGTTCCTGCTTACCCTTTAACTTGCCAGCTTTAGGCTTGGACGGGACGTTAGCGTTTACGGCCTTTACAAAGGACTCCACGGTCTTACCGTTATGTGCGGCAAGGACCTTGTAGTATGCGGCGCGGGCAGATCCCTTGCGGAAATTCACCTTTGCACCCTTAACTAGATGGATTTTAGGTTGTGTAGCCATAATCTTGTACCTTAGTTAGCCAGTGGAAAATACCACCATGTATAAGAATATACGCGCATTATTTTCCAAATGCAAGCATTTGGACAAGTTTACTTATACCTAGATGTTATAAAGGATTTTCCAGGTTTGGCATAAATCTTGCATGGATTTTCGTTGCAGATGCAACCAATAAAGAAGTTCAATAGACGAACTCGCGGGACCAAGAGCTTCATGCTTCGCTCTGCGAGCTCGTACGAGTTCCAGGGATTTCGCACGAGTTCGTAAGACTTCGCACGAGTTCGTAGAGGGAGGATGAGGCGACAGGACTGTGTACTTCGCACGAGGTCCCCAGCCACTCCCTATTTGGTCCGGTAGCCACGTAGCCGCAGTAGCCAGCAAAACCCACCCCGGCGTGCTCGAATATATGAGCATAATAGAACAGAGTACCCACACGTATAGGGGGAATGGTATATTCTTGGCTACTCTGGCTACTGTGGCTACAGGAACTGCGTAACCCGTTGTTATTCCTAGTATTTCTTATCTGAATCCTGGTAGCCAGCACCACTCTCGCTGGCTACTTTGTTCTCTAAGCTGGCTACCAAACGCGTCCAAAAGAGCCTATCATCCAGAGCTGTCTGGTAATCTTGGTTCTTAACACCTTCCCCTAGCTCGTAATACTTAGCAGGACTACCCTTGTAGTTGATTTTCTTGCCATTGCTGGCTACCGGAACACGCGCATTGTTGAGAGCTCTCACCATCATCATGGACTGTTTACGTGTAATATCGTACAATGGAACAGTACCGTCTAAGTAGCACCACACCAATTCCTTCGCTGACATTAGCAGTCCATCAACCACAGACCCGTGTACCGTTATTTGTTCACCTCTGGTTAAATGCTCCGCTACCCACAGGTCTATTGGATCGTGCGTGGACTCAACCATGTCACTCTTTGCACTAGTCCATGGCGCTTCACCGTGGGGATCGAAAGACTCACTTATCTGCCTCCGAAGTAGGTATGCAAATATCGCGCTGGCTCCTTCCGCCCTTACCCAGTCCCATCGGGGGAGCCAGTAGGAGCTGTCATTTGCAATGCTCTGATTGGTAATTTCAAGCACCGCGAAACGCCTGTCGAACTCGTCAAGCTGGAGCACTCCGATGTGATTGCTATTAAGAAAGATGTTAAGGCAGTTGTCGAGCTTGATAGCGTCGACTCCTTTACGTTCGTATCGGAGGTGTTCATTACTGATTAAATCCTTTAGGTTGTTGTAGACCTTGACACCACCAGCTACGTCAGCTTCCTCTATTATCAGTAGCTGTGCTGCTCCGAGTCCGCTGTTAAATCGTGACTCTAAATCCGACAAGTTGCACTTCCAAGTGTTGTCGAATCCAAAGATACGCTCCATAATAGCTGCCATCCAACCCTTACCAACTCCACTTGAGCCCACTAGCATGATGCTCGTATTCAGCTTGCATCCAGGGTATTGAAACTGATAAGCCCACCAGTCAAGGAGATACTCACGGTCACGTTGTGACGTAAAAGCATCGTCCATCCATGATGTAAATAACTCCACATCAGCGGCTAGTGGCTCGCACCCCCATCCACGCCAGAGGTTGAAA